TGGTACCACCATTGGGTTTTAATCTTATAGCGCCTGCACTTCCATACCCGCTTTCTAAAATAGTTGCGCCCGAAGGTAAAGTTAGGACAGCATCTGTGCCAAAGGTCCAGGTGTAGCCATTCTTGACAATGTTGGCAGCAATGTTACCTGAGTATGTGGGCAGATAAGAGGCCACGTTGGCATTGGCATAAACCTGAGTTTGTAATGTTGTTATCGTGCTGGACTGTGTGGCCGCATTGGAGAACAGGGTGGTGATGTTTGTTGTAGCAGTACCCAAGTTGGCATCTAGTGTGGTAATGCGAACATTTGCCGCTGTAACATTGCTGGTAATATTACCCAACCAGGTGACCATGGTTGAACTGAAGCTGCTGCTGTTACCCAGTGCATTTCCCAATTCCAATAACGTATCCAGCGCTCCAGGTGCCCCTGCAACCAGGGTACCAATGTTGGCACTGAGTGACTGTATTGCGCTATTGGCTGCAGTTACATTAGCATTAACAGTACTAATACTGATGGCTTGTGTGGCTGCATTACTAAACAATGTTGTGATGTTTGTTGTTGATGTTCCTAGATTAGCATCTAGTGTGCTTATACCGGTGGCTTGTGTGGCTGCATTTGCATTGGCAAACGTTTGATATGCACCAACATTGGCATTGATAGAATTAATACTGGTGGCTTGTGTGGCTGCATTTGCATTGGCAAAAGTTTGAAATGCGCCGATGTTTGCGCTGGTAATACTTTGTGAAGCCAGATATGCCGCAGTATTGGTATTACTGTACGAGCCGATTGCGCCTAACGCAGTTATAGCGTTACCACCAGCAGTTACACCATCGTGTACTCGTAGTGTTTTTAATTGAGTGTCAATGGTTAATTCACCGCTTACTCCGGTATAATTATTGTTTTGTACAGTATTACCACGTTTCAATAATACTTTAGTTACGTTTACATTGGCTGTTGTCATGGTAATAATCCGCTGTCAATTACAACTTCGTTCAGTGCAGGTGCAGGTTCCGTTGTTGAATAATATGCGGCACGCACATCTAAATCCAGTGGAACTCCAAAGTTATCATCAATGTAGAGTGGACTTTCACTACTGTCGGCTGCTAACACTTTTTTTAGTGTCAGTTTATAAATTCTCTGGTCCAAGCTGTTAACCGTTGCAGTATCAACGATAACTGTTCCCTGTCCTTTGGTAATATCTGTAAAAGCAACTGCCAAACTATAGGCAGTGGTTTTATTAACTGGATCTTCTATATTCAATTGAACAGTATAACCGGTTAAATTTACTAGCTTCTGATCTTGGTTTTTAACAACAATTTGTAAGGGATTATCGATACCCTGATACACAGTTATTGGGCGACTGTACACGATTCTGTTCCTTGGTGAGAATACAGCAGGATCCTGAAATTGGACCTCAACTGTATTGGAATATAAATAACATTGAATTTGCATTATCTTGTATTTATGGACTAAATGGCCGAACACGACTACACAGAATTATTAAAAAAGTACCCTTTTCTTACTTTCCTGGTATATGGAGGTAACGATTACATCGGGGTCATTCAGAATCTGGATGAAGTTATTACCACCATCTACGACTACGGTGCACTGCGTACCGTGGAGCAAAAACAACAGTTCTTGGCGCTGGCAGATACCTGGTGGTGGGAAAGTAACAGGCTGATACCCATTAACGTGTTCTTAAAAGCAGAATGGACACCATTTAGAGCTGTGGTCAAAACCATGAACTCAAAAGATGTAGAAATTAAATTTGGGCCGCAAGTGAGCCTGAAAGAAATTGCTGCCAAACGCAGCAAACGCAGAAGTATTACTCTTGTTCGGAAGCTTGGCTAAGCAGGTTAATATTGACCACAACCAAATGGCTGTAAGAAATTGCATGTGCTTTTTTGAAGTAATAGCCATCGTCACCGGGCCGTTCCCACACCGTTGCAGCAACATCCTGCCACGATTTACCAATTAAATGCCGTTTAGCAGGACGTATTACAGCCAAGAACATGGCCAGTCTTGCAATACTGTTCACCGCCTCAGGCATTTGTATTAGAGTATCGTAGTGTGCGCCAATATGAATTAGTTTGGCAAAGAATTCCGGGTCATACAGTTTATCCCAGGCCGGTTCCGTGGACATCAGTTGCTGCAGGTGTTGTTCGCTCTTGACCTGCTGATATAACCCAACATTTAGTACGTCAACTTTGATGTAACCGTGTTGTTCTGCTGCTTCATAGTCCAAGCTGGATCTTCCGGTGAATGGATCTACAGGAATATGTGTAAAGTAAACTCCGGTATTGTGCCTGATGTTTTTGTCTTGCTTGATAATAGCGGCTGCAGTGTGCGTGAGCAACGCCAGGGCACTGTCTCTATTGGCTACATCTATGTCAACGTCTGAGGTAAATTTCATAGTCCTGCTGCCTTTAAAACGTGTTTACACCATTCTGCATCAGCCACGTAATCGCAAAATTTGTGATTCCAATGATCAGGATCAATCCAAGGCATAACCATAGCCAGATGCTCCGGACCAAGATTTCCAAGAAACTCGCGACCACTAGCACAATTAAAAACAACCCAAGGACTAATCCTACCGGTACAAATATGGTAACAAACACGATTAGCGTTACCGTACAAAAAGTAATGGCTAAAATCAGCAATGCCGCTAGTTCCAACATAATCTTGCATCTCCTGTAAAGCACGTTCCAGTGCATCTTGTGGTGATTCTTTTCTAAGATATTCTAGTAGCCACTCTTCGTAGAATGTATCTTTGCACCAGAAATCTATCTTTTTGTTGTTCTTCAGGAGCCATGTAGTAAAACTGTTGCTATTGATAGCCCTAACAGCAACCAGATGTCGGCCGTAACGAACGAAAGCATTATAATAAGGACTGTTGACAAAATCTTCATAACTTTTCAGCCGTGCGCTGCCCTGTGTGGTTTCGTAGAATTGTAAATAGGCTCTTAGTCCAAACTGAACTCCTGTTTCAGTTTCCTGTTGCCATCTGCGCTTGGGTTCGCAAAGATGCACACTGAGTGAACTTTCTTTGCGAAACTCCTTGTCGCAATAACGACATTTATAGCTCGGCTTTGATTCGCTTGTCATCCCACCCATGCTCCCGAGCCAGTTGTTTTAGTTCTGCTGTGCTGTTTATCTGTGCCAACAACTCAAGTTCATCTTGTTTGTACGCAGGATAAATTTGTCTAAGAAACTTCACTGCCTTGCTGTTGTTGCCATCACGTTTCTTTTGCTTGATCCAGTCGTGTCTGAACGTGCCCATTCCTGGACTCACTGTGGTAGCCGATAACCATTGCAGTTCTGGGTGGCGGCTGAGATCGAAGAAATGCTTGTTTAAGTTTTCGTTGCAACTCAGCAGGTAATAAGCCTGCAGGTCTGCGCTGCCTTGTACACTGCTGCTCCAGCGTATCATCAAGAACGTGCTGAATTTTTTGCGCTCTTCGTCAGTAAGCTCACGATAAAACTGCCGATTCTTGGTATCAAGCTGTTGTAGTTCATTGCTGATGTTTAGTTTATCGCTCATACTGGATGGTGTTGTACTGATTCATGTTGTCGACCTAGTTGGTATATAACTATAACACGATCCAGTGCATCTTGCAAGCCAGGATTATACCTGGCTGCTTGTCGAATGTCGTGCCATAATTGGTCTTGGAGAATTTGTTCTCGTGTACTTGAAGCGTCTCTACCTACTTCAAATCTGGTGTCTGGAGGATCACCCAGCTTTCTTGCATAAGTTACCCCATCGGCCTTTTCATAAATGTAAGTTGCTCCGGGTTCTAATTTACCAACATTTTCCATAATCTACTATCTCACTTTGTCTTGATATGTCTTTGACGAAATACGCACACAGAGGTTTTTCAGTTCCGGTTTCTAATGGTATTGCCAACAGTTGCCCGGGCTTGAGTTTGGGGAAATACCATTTGACGTCTTGATAGATATCCACAATTTCAATGGTGGCAAACTCGGGCCTGAAACTGCTGAGAGGATTAAAACAAAACACACTGAAACCTCTGTCGTTAATGCTGGTTAGCGGCACAACTTCTAGATCGCCTAGATCAGGTTCGCCAATCAACACATGCCAGTCCACCGGCATCTTGATCTGGTTGTTGCCAATCTTCAACACCAGTGCCGGACTGTTGAAACTTTCTAAAAAGATTAACGGAATGTAAAAATAA